TTAATTTCATGTTCACGTCCACATCCCTGCATGGCACTACCTTTGTTTTGACCCCTGGCAATAGAAACCTGTCGTTCAATATTAACTTGGCCTCCAACAATAATGCTTCCGAAGGCACATTCGTTGTCAGCGACCAAATCAATCTTTTGACTGACGCTGCGGGCAATGCCGCCTCAACTACCGACCCGGATGCTTGCGTTCGTGTGCCGCTGTTGCCTACGACCAAAGAATTCCTGGATGCGGTCTATGGGTCATCGTTAACTGCCAATCGCGGCGCTCCTAAGTATTTCGTTCCGTTCAATGAAACCCTGTTCTTTGTTGGGCCGGTGCCAGATCAGGCATACCCAGTTGAGGTTGTTGGCACCTATCGTCCAAATAGCCTGTCTGCGACAAACCCGACCACATTCATCAGCCTCTATCTTCCTGATTTGTTCATTATGGCCTCCATGATCTACATCAGTGCGTACCAGAGAAATTTTGGCCGAGCCAACGATGACCCTCAAATGGCCGTTTCCTATGAGAGCCAATACCAAGCCTTGCTGAAGAGCGCGTTGGTTGAAGAGGCGCGTAAGGAATTCCAATCTTCTGGCTGGGCCTCTCAGTCCCCGGCTACGGTCGCAACACCATCGAGGGGCTAGCACATGCCTCACGGTTCATTGAAAATTCTACCAGGCGTAGATCAAAATAAGACTCCGGTTCTTAACGAGGCCGCAATCTCTTTTAGCCAGCTAGTTCGGTTTATACCTGACCGGACGCTTGGTGGGCTTGTGCAAAAGCTGGGTGGTTGGACCCGGTACTTTGCAACTCCGATTGGATCAATCGCTCGCTGCCTATGGGCATGGCAAGACACCAACTCCGCATCTCACCTTGCGATTGGGGCCGAGGGTAGTGCCAGCGGGGCTCTTCAGGTTATTTCTAGTGGCGTTTCTCAGAACGTTACGCCGCAGAAAAGCACGTTTAACGTAGCCGTCAGCATAAACACCACGGCAGGCAGCAATGTCGTTACGATCACAGATACCGGACGAAATGTCAGTTCCTATGACGTTGTGGACATTCAAACCCAGATCAGTGTTGGCGGTTTAATCCTGTTTGGCCAATACCAGTGCTACGCTTTAGGGGCAAACACATACAATATTCGCGCCATCAATGCCCTTGGGAGTCCAGCCCTAGCTTCTTTTACTACTACCACATCTCCATTGTCGGTAACTGGAGCATCAGGTACTGGTACAATCGCCACCATTACGTTTACCGGAGCGTATGTCTTTCCAATTGGTAGCGTCGTCAATGTTTTAAGCGTTAACCCAGCGGGATATAATGGTAAATATGTTGTCACTGCATCCGGTGCGGGTACGGTGTCTTTTGCCAATACTACCACTTCGGCCTATGTAAGCGGCGGAAATGTTTCAAACAACGGTGTGGTGCCAATTTTTACCACAACGAGTGCTCTAAATTTGGTTACGGTATTATTTCCTAGCCATGGGTATTTCCCCGGCGACACATTCCCTTCTTTGGTTGCATCTCCCGTTGGTGGGATAACAATTCAAGGGAACTACATTGTCGATACTACTACGACAAACACTTTTACATTTGGTGCCCAAACAATTGCGTCATCAACGGCTTCCGCCTCCATGAACAGCGGCAATGCCCGCTATGTTTATTATCGCGGAACCGGCGCCCTCCCGGCTGGCGTAGGTTATGGCATCGGTGGGTACGGAAGAGGCGGTTACGGCACTGGCTCGGCCCCTGTTATTGTACCGGGAACCCCTATAACAACTACTGACTGGACATTAGACAATTGGGGTGAGGAGCTAGTCGCGTGCCCTCTTAATGGGCCTATCTACATCTGGTCGCCAACAAGCGGTTCCCCTAGAGCTTCCATTATTCCAGAAGCCCCATCAGTCAATGACGGCGCTTTCGTCGCTATGCCGCAACGTCAGATTATTGCTTGGGGGTCAACGTACACGGGAATCAAAGACCCTTTGTTTATCCGGTGGTGCGATGTCAATGACTACTCGGCTTGGATCGCGCTAATCACCAATCAGGCTGGCTCATACCGTATCCCCAAAGGCTCTCGGATCGTTCAATGTATTCAGGCTGGCCAGCAGGGTCTTGTCTGGACCGATCTTGGCGTTTGGGCGATGCAATACTCTGGGCCTCCTTACGTCTATCAGTTTAACGAGCTTGGGACCGGATGCGGTCTGATTGGCCGTAAGGCGGCAGCCTCAATGGGCGGCGTTGTTTACTGGATGGGGCAAAGTCAATTTTACCGCATGGCAGGTAGTGGTATTGAGCCTATTCGCTGCCCGGTTTGGGACGTTATTTTCCAAGATTTGGACACTACCAACCTAGACAAGATCAGGGTGGCAACAAATAGCCGCTTTGGCGAAATTTCGTGGTTTTATCCTACCAAAAGCAATGGCGGAGAGATCAACGCTTACGTCAAATACAATGTCAACCTTGACCAATGGGACTACGGGTCGCTGTCTCGCACGGCCTGGATCAACGAGTCGGTTCTCGGGCCTCCTATTGGCGCTGGTGTCCTGCCTGGCGGAACTAGCAATTACATCATTCAGCACGAGACCTCCGCCGACGCAGTAGACTCCTCTGGCCAGACCATTGCGATGAATTCATCTTTCCAAACGGGATACTTTGTCCTGACGGAAGCTGAATATAAAATGTTTGTTGACCAAATATGGCCCGACATGAAGTGGGGTTATTTCGGTGGAACGCAGGGCGCTAACGTGCTTCTTACGTTCTATGTAACGGACTATCCCGGACAAACACCGTTGGTATATGGCCCCTACACCATGACCCAAGCAACGACATACGTTACGCCAAGGTTCCGGGGGCGGCTGGTGTCAATCAAGGTCGAAAGCAACGATATTGGGTCATTTTGGCGTCTTGGAAATACACGTTATCGCTATCAGCCTGACGGGAAATTCTGATGCCTGTCCCGTACATCATTGGTGACCCTTATATCGACCACAACCACTTCAAACACGACGGTGTAGCCATGACGAACGTAAATTGGAGATGGGAATTTCCTACTGTTTCACGAACAGATGATGGTCAATTTAATGATGTCATCCGCGACGCTGATTATGTTATCATTGGAAACGATGGGGAGAATGAGGTGCGCTGTTCGGGACGCGTTCAGCTTGACCCCGCAGTTACGGGAAATTTTGTCCAATATGACCAGATTAGCAACGTTTTAATGGCTGAATGGATTGCAAACAGGTTCCCTGAGCTTGTCTACGGGCATACAACCGATATTCAATTTGAGCTACGTGACCAAAGGGAAGGTGCAGTAAAAACATCGACCCCCCCGTTTAGTTTGTGAGGTGGTGGCATGGCATCTCTTGACGACATCCTAACAGCTGTAAAAAACGCTGTTGTTGCAATGAATAACATTTCACAGACAATGACTTACATTGTTGGAAATTCAACATTTGCATCTATTTCTGTTACAACTCTTGTTAGCTCACAGCCGGGACGGATTGCAAGGGTTAGCATTACCACCGCCGGAACGACAACGGGAAATATTTATGACGCTAACGCAACGGGTGTAACAACAAAGCTGATCTTTACGATTCCTAACACGATTGGCATCATCGAAGTAAATTTGCCGGTTTCGAGTGGTGTTGTGGTTACACCCGGAACCGGACAAGTTGTCACTGTCAGTTATTCGTGAGGACGCCATGCCATTGAAAAAAGGTTCTTCTAAATCGGTCATCGGCTCCAACATCAGCGAGCTAAGGCATTCTGGCCATCCCCAAAACCAAGCCATCGCCATCGCCCTGTCTGAAGCCCGCAGTGGCCGAGCCAAGAAGATGGGTGGTGGATCATTTACCAAGACAACTACATCCGCAGGGATCAAGCCCCATATCGGGCCAATCCATTCTCCAGTCGCTGGCCGGACAGACCATCTTCCGATGCACGTGCCTTCTGGCTCTTATGTTGTCCCGGCTGATATTGTCGGCGCTATGGGGGAAGGCAACACGATGGCTGGGTTTAAGTATTTGGACAAAATGTTCAATAGCGCTCCCGGCGTCCGTGCGTTTGTTGATGGCGGTCAGGTTGGAAGTCTGGTTCCTATCGTGGCGGCTGGTGGAGAATATGTTATCTCTCCGTCTGCTGTTGAGCATGTCGGAGCTGGGGATATGGACCGTGGGCATAAGGCGCTCGATTTGTTCGTTACAAAAATGAGAGCTAAGACTGTAAAGACACTGAAGGGTCTACCTCCACCGAAAAAAGATTAAGGGGAACTATATGTTTGACGACTTGGATGTACGGGCCGGTATCCCGGATGATATTCACCAGCTTATGGACTTGGCTATGGATGCCAGCCAAGAATTAGCTTTTGTGGACTACGACCCCAAAAAGATACTTTCGGAACTTTGGGCCGCACTACATCAAGAAAATGGCATGGTCGGCGTTATTGGTGAGGCTGGCAAACAAATTGAAGGCGCGGTCCTACTCAGGGTCGGAGCTATGTGGTATAGTTCAGAAGATGTTTTGGAAGAGAAGGGTATTTTTATCCATTCTGATTTCCGCAGCATCAAAGGTGGAAGAGCACGCCGTCTATGTGAGTTCTCGAAGCGCGTTTCTGAACAGCTTAGTATGCCTTTGATTATCGGTATTCTTTCTGATGATCGCCTTGAGGCCAAAGCTAGGTTGTATGAGCGCCAATTTGGCAAACCATCCGGGGCATTTTTTCTGTATGGGGCCAAGCCGGGGACTGGTCGGGTAAAGGAAAACTGATATGTGTGGTGGCGGCACTCAAACTACGACGCAGCAAGTCACTATCCCGCCAGAGGTTATGGCGAGGTACAACTCTGTCAATGCTCGCGCCGAAAATGTGGCCGCCACGCCCTTCCAAGCTTACACGGGTGAGTTTGTTGCCCCTCTGAATGAAACCCAACAACAGGGGATTCAGGCAACCGGCCAAGCATCCCAGTCGGCCCAACCATACTACCAGATGGGCACTGGCCTTACGCTTGCTGGAACGCAGGCTGTTGGGCCGCTTACTTCCGGTCAAATCAGCACCTACATGAACCCCTATATCGAGGGCGTTGTTGACCCAACCCTTCGCGCTCTCCAGCAGCAGCAGGGACAACAGCTCTCGCAGCAGCAGGCAGACGCCATCAAGGGCGGAGCGTTCGGTGGCGAGCGTTCGGGCATCCAGCGGGCGATGCTTCAGGGTCAACAGAACTTGGCTACTGGCCAGGCAATTGCGCCTCTGTACGCTCAGGGCTACCAACAGGCTGTTCAAACAGCAACTGGTCAGCAGGGCGTCAAGGCTCAAGACCTAGCGCGTTTAGCTCAAGCCGGTCAGCAGATTGCGGGTCTCGGAACTGGTGCTCAGGCGGCGGGTCTTCAGGGTGCTCAAGCTCAGATCGCAGCGGGTACACTCGGTCAGCAGACATCACAGGCTCAGAAGACAGCAGAATACCAACAGTTCCTCCAAGAGCGTGGGTATCCATACCAACAAGCTCAATTCCTTGCCAATATCGCGATGGGTACTGGTGCCCTCTCTGGATCAACCACTACAACAGAATCACCGGCTGGGTTCTTCTCTGACAAGCGTCTGAAGGAGAATCTCAAAGTTGTCGGTGAGACCAACGATGGCCAGCCGATCTATCGCTATAACTACAAGGGTGACCCCAAGACCCAACTGGGCCTGATCGCGCAAGAAGTTGAAAAGGATCACCCAGAGGCAGTTGGCGAATCACAGGGGTACAAGACCGTTGACTATAAGAAGGCTACTGACGATTCTGTTCGTCATCACCGTGCTTACGGCGGCGGCTTGGATGTAAATGCGTTTGGTGGTGCGGTCACGGGTCCGGGTGGATATGCCGGTGGCGGTCTCGTTGATAGCACTGATCTATCTGCCATTCTGGCGCAACAGAGGAACTTCTTCGGCCCATATGGCAAGGGCTTAGTTGGCGAAGGTCAGGTTGGTGGTGCTTCCGGCATCCCAGCAGCCAGCTTAGCTGTCCCAAAACTCGTCACCGCAGCAGGTATGCCGCAGCAACAGCGTTCTGGCCTGTCACAGGCTGCCGAAACTGGCTCTTCAATCGCTGGCCTTTATAAGACAGGTAAGTCGGCACTTGTTGGTGATAAGGAAGACGCTGGCCTTTTTGGTAAAAATGGTAACTTTAGCCGCGAGGGACTGGTCTCCGGTGCATTTGCTGGGAAGAAACCAGAGGCCACGGCAGACCTTCCAGCCGCTGGGGCAAAGCCAGCTAGTTCTGACATGTACGAGCCAAATGCGTTCGACAGCACTGGCGCAGGATTCTATATCCCCGGAGAAATGAATCGCGGCGGCGTTGTACCACGCGGATACGCTGGCGGTGGCGAAATTAACCCCTACGCCCTTAGCGCCGATCCAATGGCTGACGTTGTTCAAGAGGGGACTCAGAAAGCTCCAGAACTGACTAAGCCTAGCCAGGCTCCCGGTGTTAAAAGCCCGATGAGCGACGTTAAGGACGCTGTTGGCTTAGCTGGTTCGGTAGCCAGTGCTGGTACTGCGATTGCTAATTTTCTTCCAATGATTCTTGCTATGTCGGACGAGCGTCTGAAGCACGACAAGGAGAAGGTTGGAGAGCTATTTGATGGGCAACCAGTGTATCGTTATCACTTTGGTGACGGCGCTACCCAAATGGGGCTTCTTGCTCAGAACGTAGAGAAGGACCACCCGGAGGCTGTCCACGAGACCTCACATGGTATCAAGATGGTTGATTACGACGCCGCGACCCGCGATGCTGCCAATGACCGTCACGGATATTCCTTCGGTGGAATGCCTCGCCAAGGATACGCGACGAGAGGCGGGGTCTCTCAACCCTCATCTGATGAACCTGTCATTACAAATCCTGATGAAGCCGCAGCGGCACCTCATCCTGCCGACTCTATTTTTGAAAAGCGCATTATCCCTCGCGAGTCTGCTGGTAAACAGTTTGATAAGGACGGCAAGCCTCTAACTTCCCCAGCGGGAGCCATCGGTATCGCCCAAGTAATGCCGGGGACGGCACCTGAAGCCGCCAAGATGGCCGGGTTGGTATTCGACGAAGACAAGTACCGAAATGACCCGGAGTACAATAAGGCTCTCGGTAAGGCGTACTTCCGCGCTCAGTATGACCGTTACAATGACCCAGAAATGGCTATGGCGGCGTATAACGCTGGGCCAGGGAACGTTGATAAGTCTATCCAAGCCGCTCGAAGCACGGGTGGGGATTGGCGTTCTTTCCTGCCAAATGAGACTAAAAACTACATTGGAGCTCCTGCTAATTTGAGCGCGGGGAAGCAAGCTGGCGTACCAGCCCAGTCGGGCCAAGGGTCGTTTTCATTGGCGTCTATGCTGCCCACGCAAAAGGATGCCTCCGGCAAGGAATCCACGAACTGGGAGAAGGTTCTGATCCCACTGTTGTCAGGTGTTGGCTCGGCATTGTCTTCCACTCGCAATACACTCGGCGGCGCTCTTGGCGAGGGCTTGCTTGGGGCTGTTGGAGGCTACCAAGGCATCTCCAAAATGCAGGCCGAGCTTCCAAAGATTGAAGCCGAAACAAAAACGCAGAACGCGACCACTGACCGCATTAACATACTCACTCGCGTCGCTCGTGCCGGTATGCTTGATGCTAAATTCGTTCCTGATGTTGGCCTTCAAGTCTTTGACAAGGAGACCTTGGTTCCGGTCACGGTTACGGACAAGTATGGCAAGCCTCTTCCTGAGGCGCGGGAACTGGTGCAAGAGTTTCTCAGCCGCAATCCAACTTTCAACCTAAGCGCCGAAGCCAAAAAGGCCTCTGAGGCGGGGATGAAAAAGATAGAAAGCCCAAGCGTTTCTGGAACTCCTACCAAATCAACTGATGGCAAAACTACCACGGAACAGGGTGTCGTATCTGATATCTCAAAGTTCGTTCCGCCAGATGTACGCCCGTCTGAGTGGAATGCTGTTACGCAAGTCCCAGAGGGGTATCAGCCCAAAGGCCAAGGCGCGATGATGAGCCCGTTCAATGAAAATCGCGGGAAGTATACTGAGCGTGGGAACCAACAGGTAGCGGCTCTTCAGAACAAGGCTTTGACCGCCCCGGATACCCAGCTTATCATCGACAAAATGTCCAAAGACCTCACGACTGTAAATCGCGACAAGTTTACAGCCGCTGGCCCAACAGCAGTTATCCGCAATAATATTGCTGGCGGGATTAACGAGGCTGCAAGGGTTTTTGGATATAACCAAGTTATCGACCCATCGAATGTTGCGGCCTTTGAAAGCATTCAGAAGGGAACGGCCAACCTTGGGTATAAAACAGCCAATAGCGTTACAAATAGCCGCATTCCGTTTGAGCTTGTGAAGAGCGCTACTCAAGCTAATCCGCAGATCATCAACAGCCCGCTGGGCGCGGCAGTGCTTCTTCGGAACATCGAGCAAGGTGTTCAGTTGGAGCGTGACAAGGCTGCGTTCTTTGCATCGTACTTAAGGCGCTTTGAGAACGTTGAGGACGCGTTGACTGCTTTTGAGACGTTAAACCCGGCTAGAAAATATGTTGAGCGCGGCATATACAAAGCAATGGAAGATTTTATCCCGCAACAACAGCGCGATTATCTGAATCAGTACCTTTCGCGTGAAGATGTTGCTGGTGACGAAAAGAAAAAAGCGGCGGCTATCGCTAAATTTGACAAGCAAGTTGGCGTCAATGGCGCTGCCAAAATTCTTCTGGGAGAAAAGTGATGGCAGACGATTTGGCCTCTGATTTTCAGCTTCCTGAAATCAAAAAAGCTGCACGCCCCGAACCCGGCGAAGCATCTGACTTCATGCTCCCTGGCTATGAAGCCCCTGATGTTCAAAAGGATTGGGGTAAAGCAGACTTCCTTACAGAGGTCTTGCCAGCCGCCGTCCGTAACGCTCCTCAAAGCGCCCTGCACCAGCTAACAGCCATCCCAGAAGCAATCTATCATTACGACAGGACCGCAGAAGGCATGAAGATGCTGGGCCGTGGCATCTTGTCAAAGACAGGCATGGGTGGCAGCGAAGACCCGGAACAGCGAGCAAAGGATGAGGCCGTCGTTAGCGCGATGGTTGCGCCATATACATCCTGGGCTGGTTTTAAGAAGTCCCTAGCCACGGACCCATTTGAATTCCTGACCACAGCAGGCATGGCGCTTTCTGGCGGGGCCACTGGTGCTAGCAAGGTAGCAAAAGCACTTGCGTCAACCGGCACAACCGCTGGAGAGTATGCCGCAAAAGGTGTGTCTGGGCTTGGGAAGGTAGCAGAAGGTCTCTCTTATGCAGCAGACCCAACTAAGGCCGCTCTTGGGCTGGCTAGTGGCGCTGTAAAGTATGCAGCACTTCCTGCCGCAGCTCGCATTGCAGAACAAGAGGCCGGGATTAATAAACCTACATTGGCTCAGGCATTTGAAGCAGGCAAGTCACGCACTCCACCCAAAGCACCCCCCGGTACTATTCCTGAACCTGACTTCAAAAAAAGCTTCAATGACTACGCGACTGGTCGTGGTGATCCTGTGGCTTTTTCGCAGGGTAATGCCAAGGCTTTCAACGCTATGAAGGCGGATGAAATTGGAGAGTGGGCTAAAGACAAGGCCAACCTAGCGCAGCTTGGAGACCCGGTTGATTTTGCACCAGCATACAAAGCTATCCAAGATTTTAGGAACAGCATTGGGCCTGTTCAGGGCGGTGTTGGGCCTGAGATTCGGAAAGCGCATGACGTTTTAGATCAAGTTGAAAGCCAACTGCGGTTTAGGGACTCTCTTCCCGTAAACTACATTCAAGGCTTCCCGCAGCACGATCTTCTTAAAACAGTCGAGGGTGTAGATCAGCTTAAGAGGTCTCTATACAAGGATATGGATTCCGTTTCTGGGTATGCTTCGGACGCATACAAGCAGGCGTGGGCTGGTGTTCGGCAGTCTCTTTTCAATACAGCTCCAGAATACATCACGCTGATGGACAAGTACCAGGCCGTGCAAGATGGCCTTCAGAATGTCCAAAAAATTCTAGGAACAGGAAACCGCGTCGCTGCTAACACGGAGATGGCAAAGTTCATCAAGCAGTTTGGTGATTCGTTTGGCGCACAAGAAATTGAAAAACTAGCCAAGTATGATCCCACCATTCCGTACAAGGTGGCCGGGGCGTCTGTTTTTGCGGCTGCTGGCCATCCATCAAGTTGGACGACGGGCCTGTCTCTTGCACAACTTGGAAATCTTGGCGCGTCCCTGTTTACGGGAAACCCAATACATATGGCTGGGGCTCTCAGTGGCATTCTGGCTCAAAAGCAATTGTTGACCCCCAAGAACGTAACCAAAATACCCTTTTATGCTGGTGAGGCGGCGGGCTCTCTACCGGGGCGGGCTGTTGGGGCGGTGGTAGAGGGTGCTGGTGCAGCTAGACCTATTGTCCAACCCGGCTCAATGCAGCTTCAAAATGCTCAAACCGATGTAAACGAAGGGGATGAGGGTGACAAATTCCTCACCGTTCGCCCAGGCCGGGAATATCGTACAGGCCGAGCCAGTGGCGGTCGTACCATTGGCCACGACGAAATCTCTGATAGACTTGTCCGCATGGCCGATCAGGTCAGGAAGCAAGTCAGCACCCACACCGAGAAGCTTCTCGATACGCCCGACGATCATATCGCCAAGGCTCTGGAAATCGCCAACCGCGACATTTGAGGACTGACACATGACAACCAATAAGGGTTTAACCCAACCAGCTAACGGCTCGAACGTCGATACTTGGGATGTCCCGGTCAACAACAACTTTGGCTGGATTGACCAGGCGTTTGGCAGCACGACAAGCTTGAGCGCAACCTCTGGCTCGGCCACTCTGACGGACACCCAGTACCGCTCGCTGATTTTGGCTGTATCGGGAGCCATCGCAGCAAACGTGACGTACACCATTCCGTCCAGTGTTGGCGGTCAGTGGATTGTCTACAACACCACAACTGATAGCGTTGGTGGGCCTTGGACCATCACGATTGCGTCTGGTGGTGGCGGGACAAGTGTCGTCATCCAGCGCAATAAGGCCACGGTCATATTGAGCGACGGAACCAACATCAGGTCGGTGTATGCCGAATCTCTAACAGCAATAACGCCGCCATTCCCGTCCGGCACGGCCATGCTCTTTGTGCAGACCAGCGCCCCCACTGGCTGGACGAAAAGCACAACGCATGACAACAAGGCATTGCGGGTAGTGTCCGGTTCTGCAAGCAGCGGCGGCTCCGTGGCGTTCACAACCGCGTTTGCGTCGCAGTCCGTGGCGGGCACGGTCGGCAGCACGGTGCTGACAATC